GTATCCTTTTTTATCTCAAATATTCCAATGGACAACTTCAATATTGGGATGCGCTCTTCGTCTTCGTACTTCCAGAACTCAGGCACTTCATCCTCGTAACACCGGATGATACTGAATATCTTGCCATTGCCCTCGCCATTTGGATGCTTGTCAAACCAGCCAGCGGGCTTGGTTATGACGTGGTATCCTGTCCTGATGTCGAATACCGTGTCAACCAGTTTCGCTGGAACTATCGGTTTTATAGGTTCTTTTACGATTTCGCCCATCAGTTATCCCCCATCACCAGTAGATACATGTCCATCCCGGTTACGCCGCCGGTCAGTGGAGGATCTGCGGCTTGGATCCCGCCGCTTGTGCTTGCCGAGAATACCTGGCCGGGCGTAGCCCCAGTTTCGTGACTTGCGCTCTCGATAAGGTGGGGCTTGCCCATGGCGGCTACGATTTGTTGGAGTGCTCGGCGGATCTCAGGGATTGTCTGGACGTTTGTCCGTATCGCCTGTATCTCTAACGTCATTCAAGCCTCTGCCTTCCAACTCGCTTTATGATTGCGCCTATCTTATCTATCGCCCAAGGCGCAACTTCACTGGATATTTTAAGCAGGAAAGACATCCCCCTGGCTCGCGGCCTGGACTTAGAGCTTGCGCCTGCATACCACCGGCCTGTTGTGTGAACGGTGGCTCCACGTGCAGACTCTTCCGTTTCAGCAACAAGGACTGACCAGTCGACAAATGCGCTCTGCTCATCCAACACCCCCCACAACTCACTTATCAACCCACGCCTGTACATACTGCCGCCCAACGAAATAGGGCCGTACATGACATAGGACTCAAAAGCGGATCCTTCGTCCGACCCGCGGCTGTACGAATAGTTGCAGATGACGCCAAGATATGTACCCAAAAGCACGTTGTTATTTGCGGCTTCGTATGACTGGCTTTGAAACACAACCCGCGGCTCTAACGACGTAGTTGTCTTCATAGGCCAGAAGCCCTTGAAGTTCCAGTCAATCCACCAGTGCAGCCCCGGCTGTGCGCCGCCGGCTACTGCGTCCCTGTGTACTGTCATGTACAGGTGGACCCCGTTGAAGACAGGATCATACGCCATTGAAATATCGTACATGTTCGTGTCTGGGTTTTTCAGTTCTTGGGGCAGCTTCTCCCTGGAGAACGGTATCGGGTGCGACCCGCCACCTGGCGACAGCACATAAACCCCGTCATTGGAAAGGAATATCAACTCGCCGCCCGGGCCTTTGCACCACGCCATCTTGTCAACAATGCCGACAGACATGTCCAGGATGTTCAACTGCCCGCCATAAACCGCATCGCCCTCAAGCTGCCACAGACTGTTTTTACAGCCGAATATCAGGTAGTCATCGCTGAATGGGATAATGGCTTTTATCGGTTCACCAACAGCGCCGGCCTCAGATACACTTCCTGCAGTAGCTCTGCCGAAGTCCATAGCAGAGGCGCCGTAGTCAAAGTCTTCTGGATCCCCCTGGCGGCTCATGTACCACAAGTGCGGGGCGTTAGGGTCCCCGGCAAATACCAGCCTGTCCCTGTACCGTGCGATTATGCTGCACCCTACCGGCACACTGCCGTCCGTGGTTGTCATAAGCGCCAGTGTATCCGCGCTGGGATCGTAGATCTTCGGCCCTCGCTCAACCCTGAAGTCACATGTCCCGCTGCCACCCACAGACGCCGTAAGCGTCAATCCCCCTGCCGCAATACTGTCAATCTCGTACACGCCGGCCACGATGTTGCCTGTAACGGCGGTAAGGACCACATGGTAACTGTATGCGTCAAGTCCCAGTAACGTCCAGTTGGCTACGCTAACAGCCGTAAGCAAAGTGCCGGCGGCGTTCACAGCCCCGTCCGTGCCCTCTGCGTTCACATCGCCGTAATCGGCTATGTACAACTTCTGGCCTCTGTCTATGGCCGCTATTTGCCTGTCTGCACTCAGCCCAAGGTCTGTAGTCAACTCCGCCAGTGTGTCCAGGGAAGTCTCTCTGTATAGCCCGCCGCCGCCGCTGACTACCAATACTGGGCGCTCACGCTTGACGATCGCCACCGTGTCTTCGTAATACTCAACACGGAAGCGGTCTACCAGGCAAACGCCTTCATACTCTGTGCATTCAATCCCCACGCCTACCCGTTGTCCGGCATGTGCCGTTACTGTCTCGCTTGCAAGTTCAGTGTCCTGCCAGTAAACGGTTACGTCGTCGCCGTCTATCAGTACCCTAAACCAGCCGGCATCGGCCTTGTCCGGGAGTATCATGTCAAAGTCGTAGTACGTCGGTGCGCCGGCGTTGTATTCAATCAGTCGGCCTTGGATAACCGGCGGGTCCTCGTCAGTCCCGCCGATAAGCTCAATCTCAACCGTTATCCCCTCGTCTGTTGCGTCAGGGGCCGCGTTGTCCATCCTCGCATAGACCGTATATTTACCATGGTGTTTGTTCTTGAACGGCACGATATAGATGGACACGGTGTATTCCTGTGTTAGATCTATAAGAGGCGAAAACGCATCCCTTACAATATCGCCAACCGTAAGGTCGGTATCAACTTCATCGAGGTTTCTCGGCAGGATCTCCGGACTATCAGTTCCCCAGCTTGCTGCGGACCATACTGGATCCACAGTTTCACCGTCGAAGTGCTCTGTCCAGTAAGTAAGTCCGCTGTCAGACACATGTGGCACGGTGGCCATCATGCAGATTGGAGCCGCTATTGCAGGTTGTGTCGGGAATGACCGCCAGATCCCCGGCCTACTCCCACCCCGTTCCCGGCCCTCAAGCCCCTCTATCGGCCAGACATTCAAGGCGTCCATTGTAGTAAAAGGAGGCTGTTGGCGGTATGGTGATCGCCTGTCCAGCCCCCCAAGCGGAAACCTGATGTCCAACAAACTCTTCTGCGCCATGCCTAACTTAGGTGACCACAATCAGGTTGAAGTCGCTGGATGCTTTTGTGCCCTCGTTCACATACAGCGCAGACCCGTTTGTCCCGTCGGTGTGGATGAACAAACACCCTGGCGCATAGCCTTCGCTTGCATCTGCCGGCATGGTCAGGCCGTAAGCAAGCAAAAAGCCGGCGGGAGTGTTTATCAGTTTTGCTTCTGCGGGCCATGCTTCTGCCTTCAAATACCCCAATAATCTGTCAACGCTCATCGCGTGTCCTTTCTACGGTTCAAGGCCGTAAACTGTGACCCCCGCGGTACGCTCATACTTGCCAAGCCCGCCACGGTCTGAATGATCGCCATTGTACCCAAAGTTCGCAGACCCCTGCCGCCTGTCGGCTGATATGCTCGCCGTAAGACACTCCAGGAAACGCTTGTTGTGGATACCCTCTTCGTCTTCAGCTTCTTCTGCGGCTGCCAGGCAAGCCTGCCGGATCGTCTCGGTGTGTTGTGCGCCGCCATACGGGTAGCTCATATCCTTCACGCTGTCAACGACAACATGGTATGGGTACACCAAGTTGTATTCTCCGCCAGGCGTAGGATGCAGTAGCAACTCAAACCGCTGGCCTACCCCATCGGCAGCCGCCATGACCTTCGCCCTGACAGCAAAATAGATCGGCCTGCCAGTAGACGTGATGTTCTGCCGATACGCCCTTATTTGCGCCTCGTTGCGCTGGATTAGCGCCCCGAACCCTTCGCCTTCTGCGAAAGCAACAGGTCCTTCGGGGAATCCATAGTTGGCCGGCAGGTCATAGTCATAGTCAGCCGCCGCGGTGGCTTGCGTCCCGGTAAGGTGCAGGAAACTCCACTGGTGCGCACTCATACGTCCGGTCATGTGGTCCAGTACGGCCGGCGGGTTGAGGAATCTCCGATACCCAGCATCAATGGCCCTATCGCATTGCGAGATCTCGTCAGCAGAATAGGCTGTTACGTCCCTTCTGAAACCGAGAAAATCCCCTACTGCAAGCAGGAGATTATCATATCCAAACGATAGGCTTGACTCGGGCATTGGTTAGTCCTTCTCTGCCTTTTCCTTGGCAGCAACCGCCTTGGCGTCTTCTGCGATTTTGATCTTTTCTTCCTTCTTCTTTTCAACCTCTTTGAGGTTGACGACAGCGCCCTTGACTTCTCTGCCGATGATGATGGCAGCGGCGGGTGCGGTCATAAAGGAGCCAAGCGCCTTCGCAATATCGCTTGTACGCTCCAACTCTTCCACGACAGACTTCGGAATGGGCTTTCCGCCTATCTTGAGGTTTTCGAGTACCTTCATATCCATAATAGTTTCCTTTCAGTATGGACTAAGGGCGGCACGGCGGGTGCCGCCCACAAGTCCGGTGGAAAAAGCGATTTCCTTACGTCAAGGCCCCGCCGCCCTGACTGATGATGGTCCAGACACCAAGCGCCTGTGCCCCGAATGACCCATGCCATTCAAAGACGCAGTAGTCGCCGGCGGCATCCAGTGCATCATTAGTGAGTGCCGTAAATGTATCACCCTGTATATCACTGGTTGCCGTGAGGAGCAAGTCCTTGGTGGTGAGGGCGCCGAGCAGGACGTGGGCCTTCTTCATCCCGTCGTCCGTGCCGTCGTCCATCACTACGGTTGCGTCGCCAGCTATGGTGATGTTGCCGGAGTAGAACGTGGTGCCCCCGACCATCGGCACCGGAGCCACGGCAGTTTTGATCGCCAGGAACTCCTGCAAACCACTTTCTTCGCCTTCTTCCAGCTTCGCCAGTACCCGGGGGTTGCCCCTGATAACGTAGACTGCTATGGAGGCGGAGAAGCCCGCGGCTGCCAGCGCTGTAGTGATGGTGATGTCGTTTGCGCCGACAATCGTTGCAACCGTGGTTTCAACCGGAGCGGCCATTATCGTAGCGCCTGACGTTGTCATCGAGCCACAAAGGACGAATACTCTGTCCCCTACCTCTGACGCCGTACCTATGCCGGCGGCAGTGATCTGGTCACCGTCAGCATCGGACACCGCAACGCCAGTCAGCAGCGCAAACACGACATCTGCACCGGCTGTCTGCAACGGTATTGCGGATCCACGGCCAGCCAAACCGGCCACAGTAAAGCGGCCCGCATCGGCGGCGCCAGCAGAACACGTCACTCTTACGGCGTTGTTCTTCTGGATTGCCGCGGCCACGCCTACAGCGATCTCGCAGACGCTTCCGGGAAGGCAGAGGTCGATCCAACGGCCACCCGTCTTCGCAGGATACGACGTGCTTGTAACGCCGGCAAACGCACGGTTGTTGGTGGTGTCAGGAACTTCAACTCTCCGGCTCCTGGACGCCTCCTTGGTGGTGGCGGTCCCGTAGTCCTGGTTGAAACACAGCCCGATACCTTTTTCGAGCAACGTGTCCCCACCGAAATATGCGCGTTCGAGGATCTGCTTTTCCCCGTTTACGTACACAACTCTGAGATTTTCAAGACTCATTGTAATACTCCCTTCTCTGGCTTATCAAACCGGCTTACGCGTTGTCGTCGTAAAGGACCCAGTTTGTCCGCCTGTTACGGCAGATGTAGTTTCCGGTCAAGTCAATGTGGACAGCAACTACCTTGTGGGATCCGGTATTTTCGCTTGAAGGACCGTCTTCGGACAAGTATTCCCCTTCGAGGAACACCGGCTGGAACGCGCCCCAGTTGACCCCGTAAATCGGGTCATTGGTTTCGTTCTCTTCCAGGTAAGGCACGTAGTTCACGGCATTGCCGCGGAACGTGACCTTGCCGTCCATTGACGCAACATCCTTGCCAAGCTGGTCATTCTGTTCCTCCAGGATGCTTTCCAGCGCACCTACGACGGTATACGTGGTGTATATCGCCCAGGTGTACTTCACTTCTGCGTCCGGCATTGCGACAGGGTTTTTGAAGACCGTCTTGACCATGGCATGACGCATTTCAGCGACCATGTCGGCCTTCGTCTTGTCGGTGTACCCACCTGACCAGTTTTTCCATCTCGCAACGTCTGTGGAGCTTATTCCACCGGCGCCGCCGGCAAACCCGGCCTGGTTGCCACCGTAGAACCCCGTCGAGGCGTTCTGGACAATCCAGTACTTGATGCCAAACCACTTTTCGTTGTCGTCCGCATCGTCCGGCATACCCCAGAAGTCCTCTTCGAGCAGTTCGGCGAGGGAGGTCATCGCATCCGCCCGTCGTACCTTCACCAGGTCTACGATCTTGGCCGGGCTGCGATTCATTTCCACTTCCCGGGTGTCAAAAGCGTAGTTGGTTGTGAGGTGACGCCAGGGGACTGTGCCCGTGGTCATCACATCGTCGACGTTCACAACGTCAGCGGCGAACAAGCCGGTATGCTTTGCAGCCCCGGAATGCTTTTTCATTACGCTGAAGTCGATCTGCTTGCCCGAATCGTACCCAACCGACCGCTCATTGAGAATCTGAGGCAACGCATAGTA